TCAGTAGCATTAGCTATCTGACCTTGTAGGTCTCTGAGTTCTGCCTTGATGGCAGCAATGCCACCTATCTTTAATGGTATTTCTACTTCATTCATGTTATGGCTTGTAATATCTTATTTCAATAGTAGTGTTAATTAGGTAGTTATCTACAAAGCCTACCCCTATCTGTGTGGTATATACATCTATAGTATTATTTGTTGGCGTGTACTGAGCACTGATCACCCCGTCAAATGTTACGTTGTTAATCATTACCGTTAGCTCACTGCCTAGGATAGCACCTAGCTCCCAATTTTGTATGAAACCTAAATACTCTCCTGGGTTATTCCGTACCCATAGTATCTCTCCAAAGCTACCCTCTTTTACATCTGCAGTAGGGTCAGCTGTTCCTGTTTGGTTTAACACTGCTGTGTACTTGTAGTACGGAGGGTCAACAGGTATGCCGTTCATACGGCCCCTCACCACTAGGTTATCAGTGACTATGCCATCATCCTCAACACTGTATCCCTCAGTGGCTACCATGACTCTAAGTCCACCCGGTACAATGTTACCCCTGTTCACCACCTCACCCGATATACCACCACCATTCAGAACATTGCTGTTCATGCTCTTGGTCTTCACTATGGTGTGGTTGCCTACCTGCTGAATGGCTGAGATGTTTGGAAGCCCTACACCTGGTGTTGTACCTGCTATACCACCATGAGTTATCAATGCGTATCTTATCATTGAGCTCCAAGGCTTGGATGTCATTCTCTTTCAGATTAAAGAATGCACTCAACATCTTACCGTTGTTAATCTGCCCCATGGTCCTCCTCCAATACCTGTTGTATAGGTTATTGTCAGTAAGGCTTAAAGGGGAGTAGTAGTAGAATGCACAGGTAGCAAAGTTGATGTCAAAGGTAGGGGTCAACGGATTATCAAAGTGACCAACATACGGGTAAGTGGTTACACCTTGCATACCTGTAGTGCCATAGTCATAGATGTGGAATGGAGAGCAGGTACTCAATCCTATATCCGCTGTGCTGTCATACAGGATGCGTAGGTTAGTCTTAGGTGCCTGCCCTGCAATCATTGGAACGTATGCACCAAAGGGTGTCTTGATGATTGGAGTAGGTCCAAACAATATAGCCTGTGTAGTGATGTCCTTGACATACTCGTTATCAAAGACTACCTCTGCCTGTCCGTATATCTGATTGGTTGCATCCGTATAGGTTTGGTTAGGGCTGTCCTTATCAGGGCTGTATGTTAGGATAACTTTCTTACTCGTTAGCTCAGGGAGGAATGACAGTGACTGCTCTCTATCCTTGGCTAGCTTCAATGTCCAATCTACCTCTTTGCCTGCATCATAGTAGTCATCCCTGTGGATGAGGTTGAGCAGGTTAGGCTGTGACTTGTCTACCTCAGCATATAGGTTGTACATGTTGAAGATAGCTTTGATGTAGTCACTCTGCTTAATCTTACTAGGCACATAGTCATTCACATCAATGGTTCCACCAATAGCCACAATGTTATTGCTAGGGGTGATGCTGATGTTAATGCTAGTGATCACTGCCTGTATCTTAATCTGACCTGATGCACACACTGGTCCTGATGCTGAGCCTGTCCTCCACATTGGAGCTGATGCGTTTGTTACAGGTGTTGCTATCCTTGGCACCTTGATTGCTAGCCTACCTTGAGATAGCTGTGGTAAGTTCTGAGCAGTCAATGCCATGTTAGTCACTACAGTCTGAGATAAGATAGTAGTGGTACCATTGGCCAATGTTGTAGGAGTTTGCACCCCATAGGTAACTATTGGGTTACCATTCAATGGTGCAGGGTTCGTGTATAGGTTAGTAGTGAAACATACCACACCATTCTGAGTCAATACTAGCTGAGGCTGAAAGAATACAGGAGCAGATATACCTGCCATTCCTGCATACAGCGTTACCCCTGATGTGTTAACTAGCCTTAGCTCATAGCTTATAGTTACACTGTAGTCATACTGCTGAGCATTCGCTGAGCTTATGTTGAATGGTGTACTATACACACCTGTCACAGGGTTGTAGATGTTCTGAGGGTCCTCAGTCTCAGTCCATGCTGTTAGTGTCTGAGGGTTCTGAAATTCAGCAGCACCTGCAAAGAATGTACCGGTGTAGGTACTTGGTCCTGCTGTTGCCTTGACCGTGTAGTCAGCATAGTCAAAGTTATCAGTATCTTCATTGTATGGAATGATCAACCTGTCAAAGCGGTCATCAATCAACGTAGGCCAATTGTACTGAAAGCCTGAGTCTGCAAAGATACGGTCTAGGTAAGTCTTAGCAAAGATAGCAGGCTTGAATTCCTGTGTGCTGTAGAACGCATCACCACTACCTGGGAGGAAGTACTTGAAGCCATCTACCTCAGTGTTGTTAAACCTGTTCACTACATTGAATGCATCGTAGGTATGGTTGAGGTCACTGAAGTCTATATCGGTAAGCTCAAGGTTATTAATGGCTGTAAAGAAGTCAGCCTTGTTATCCTTGACCAATACCTCATACTCAACGTGCTCCTCATACCCATCAGTGAGTTGTACTTTCTTAACTGAGGTAAGCTGTAGGCTTGCATCCTCCATGACAGGAATACCATCCTGGATAACTGAACAGGTAGTCAAGGCATTGACATTGAATGTACCTGCAATGATGTTGACATCATAGTAATGGTTCAGCAGGTCGTTGTTATTCTTACTGCCTACCAATGTGATAGTCTTGGAGAAGTTACCCTTTCTCTGTGATATATCCCTGATGTCTCCTACCTGAAAGTTCAAGGGGAATGATGTACCCTCCTTTACCTCAAGGTAGCCTGTAGCTAGTTGTATCTTAACCATTCACCATGTCGTTGTTAGCAAGCTTAATAGTAATGCTCTGCTTAATTAGGTTCTTATTCCGTTGCTTGAATTTCTCAAAGGTAGAGGTCACAATGTTACAGCTCACATACTCAGTGCTTGCAGGTACATCACAGCTCTCATCATAGTTACTAATCTTGAAGTAGGTGTAAGGTGAACTTACAAGCTCAGTGAAGTACTGTGCCATCTGCTCATTCATCCAATTGGTATTCAAGTCGATGGTGTTCTCTACACTCACATAGCTGTTGATGTATCCTCTATCTGTGAGGTCATAGGTCCACTCACTTGAGTCAATGTATCCTGCTACATCTTGATTGTACTGCTCACGTGTCACGTTACCATTCTCATAGTATCTGCCTGTGAATGCAAAGCTACCCCATGAACCAAAGCGGTCCAGGAATATAATGCTGTACTCTTGGCTTTGTACTCTACGATCTATGTTCACTCGGTAGGGCTGTGTGACCTGATTGCTGTACCTGGTCCTGGTCCTCCATAGACTGCGTTCATCCACAAGTCCTGAGACAAGGTAGCATAGAACTCCTGAGCAGGGATAGAGCTAAGGAACTTATCTGATGGTGAATTGAGAAAGTAGTCAGTGAATAGGTAGCTAGGCCATTGAGTCCAAGGTATAGCACCATTGAACACATACATGTTTAGCTTAGTAGCTATGTCTCTTGTAATGGTTCTCCTCCCATCTGCATAGGTGATGTCACCATCCTTGTTGATGTTAACTATCTGAGACCATAGGCTATTAACTACGATGTAGGTAGGGGTAGCCACAAGCACGCTGAACAATCCCTCAAGGTTTGGATTGACTGCACCTAGTCCTGTCTGAGTGATGACTATCTGGTCACCAACTGCAAAGGTGTTAGCTACGTTTATCTGTACCCTCCCTGCATAGGGTGAAGTGGTATACTGAGTTAAGGCCGATGTGTATGAGGTAGTGGTTAGGTACTCTTCACCTACCTTGACATCATACTTGTAGTGACTGTTGGGTGCATCGTACACTGTGGTGTTGAATGGCTCA